AGCATCAGGTATAGAGATAAAAAATAAACATGGTAAAGTAAAATTACCAATAAACAAAAAAAATTCTATCGAGGGTGAATTTGATATTGAATTAGACGATGGCATTTACGATATAAAGACTGCGTCGCCTTTTGCTTTTGAAAACAAATTCAAACCTGATGATGCGTATGAAAGAATTAAAAGCTCTGATGCTTTTGGTTATATTACGCAGGGTCACGGCTATGGTATGGCTAGTGATAAACCATTTAAAGGTTGGATTGCCTTAAATAAATCCACTGGCGAAATAGCGATTGCAGAAGCACAGAACACAAAAAAAGAAAAGGAGGAAGTTCATGCTAAGATACAACACGCTTTTAAATCAATATCTAAAGGAAAGTCTTTTCGAAGGTGTTTCACCGATGTCGAAGAAGTCTTTTATAAGAAACCTACAGGTAATAGGACCTTGGGGATTGAGTGCAGTTATTGTCCCTACAAAACAAACTGCTGGAAAGACCTCGAGTTCAAAAGACAATTACCAAGCAAAGGCAGAAACCCAAAATGGGTCTGGTACACACACATCACGAAAGAGTGGCGTGCTGATGACGCTTCAGTATAAAGGTACTGATGGTTCTCCTATTGCAAAAATAATTAAATTAAGTAGAGAGAAAGCAAATGCCTTCATCGAAGAACTCAACAACGAAGTCCCTTTTCCGAGCCTCAAAGCGGAAGGTCAAACAATCACCATCCCAGCTAAAAACATCACAGAAATCCGTATTGAAGAAGAAGATGTCCACGAGGTCAGCGAAAGCAAAAGGAAGAAAGCTTCAAACGTGGGTGGCGGAAAAACTCCTAAGTCTACTTAAGAGTGTAACTAACTTGGACATCAAATCTACTCCTATGGGAGTCAATGGGGCTGATGTCCAATTATCTACAGTTGCATACAAACAATTTCCTTACAACATTGAGTGTAAGAATACAGAACGAATGACGACTATATATAATTATTATGAACAAGCAGTGGGGCATGGAAACTCAGGAGAGCCTCTTCTTATTATAAAAATGAATAGACAAAAGCCTCTAGCAATAGTAGATGCAGAACATTTTATGGAGAAAGTCACGTGCCAAAAAATAAAATAAAATTAAACAATGGTGATTCTGCTATTATAATCAGACACTTAGAGCAAGGTTTTGATGTAGAGATTTACCATAGTCATGATAGAAATTTGTTGACAGAAGAAGACACTATGTTTTATGCTCTACTCACAAGAGGCATGGTGCATACTGCTATAAGAGATACCGACCAAGTTCTTGAAGATGGACGCTTAAGTATAGATGAAGAATTAGTAAATTCACAGGTAACAATACATTGATGAGGCATATGGAGTATATGAAGATGAGAGCAGCTGAACAAAAGAAAATAGAAGACATGGTGAATAGTCCGCCTCACTATAATGAATTTGGCATTGAGTGTATTGATGCCATAGAAGCCGCCACTGGTAGTGAGTTCAAAGGTTACTTACAAGGTAACATCTTAAAATATCTGTGGAGGTACAAGTACAAAGGCAAGCCTTTGGAAGACTTGGAGAAAGCCGAGTGGTATTTATCTCGCTTAATTACAGTGGTGAAAAATGAGAAAGTCAAAAATAACGATTAGGGTATCTGCTGAAGTAGATACAGAAGAGTTCACACTTGACAAGGAAGAACTTCCATATATATTGGAAGACATGCTAAATGACCTACTACATGAGATGGTAGGTTTGGAAACAAAAGACATAAATATAAGGATTATAAGATGAAGAGTAACGTAACTTTGCCAACGTATTATCAACAATTTATTCACAAATCTAGGTATGCTAGATGGTTAGATGATGAAAATAGAAGAGAGGAATGGCACGAGACTGTAGGAAGATATGTAAACTTTATGAGTTCACATCTTTTGAAGAAGCATAATTATACTATTCCAGATAAAGTCAAAGAAGAACTACATGAAGCCATACTTCATTCTGAAGTTATGCCATCCATGAGAGCTATGATGACTGCAGGTAAAGCTTTAGATAGAGATAACACTGCAGGATATAACTGTTCCTATTTACCAGTGGATGACCCTAAAGCGTTTGATGAAGCTATGTACATACTAATGTGTGGCACTGGTGTAGGTTTTTCTGTGGAGAGAGATTGCATAAATAAATTACCAGAAGTGCCTGGACTATTGTTTGATACAGAAGAAACTATTATTGTAAAGGATAGCAAAGAGGGCTGGGCTAAATCTTTCCGTAAGCTATTGGCTCTACTATGGGCAGGCGAGATACCTAAATGGGACTTGTCCCTTGTTAGACCTGCAGGTGCAAAGCTAAAGATATTTGGTGGTAGGGCATCAGGACCAGTGCCTTTGGATAATCTGTTTCGATTCACATTAAAGGTATTTAAAGAAGCCAAAGGTAGAAAGCTATCTAGCCTTGAGTGTCATGACCTTATGTGTAAAGTTGGAGAAGTCGTTGTCTCTGGTGGTGTTAGACGTTCTGCTATGATTAGTTTATCTAATTTATCTGATGGCAGAATGAGACATGCTAAGACTGGTGAGTTCTATAAGACTGAGCCACAGAGACAAATGTCAAATAATTCAGTAGCTTACACAGATAAGCCAGACTCATACACATTTATGAGAGAATGGCTTTCACTTGCTGAGTCTGGCACTGGTGAGAGAGGTATGTTTTATCGTGGAGCGGCTCAAGATAAAGCGGCTGAGAATGGTAGACGAGATGCTAAGTATGATTTTGGTACTAACCCATGTAGTGAGATTATACTACGTCCATATCAATTCTGTAATCTCTCTGAGATAATTGTACGTGGCACTGACACTGTTAAGGATTTAGAAAAGAAAGTTCGTATAGCAACTATAATAGGGACACTACAGTCCACTCTTATTCACTTTCCTTACTTACGTAAGATATGGCATACGAATACATCTGATGAGAGATTGCTTGGTGTGTCTATGACAGGTATTATGGATAACTCTATTACTAATGGCAAAGATGATAAAACTAGTTTAGATAAAATCTTAATTAAACTTAAGAAAGTAGCCGTGGATACAAATAAAGAGTTCTCCGAGGCTATTGGTATTCCACAGTCTACTGCTATTACTTGTGTAAAGCCATCTGGAACAGTTTCACAACTCACAGATTCTGCGTCTGGTATTCATGCAAGGCACAGTCAGTACTACATACGTACTGTTCGTGGAGATAAGAAAGACCCACTCACACAGTTTATGATGGACCAAAACATACCATGGGAAACTGATGGATGGAGTCAAAGCAATGCTGTATTTAGCTTTCCTATAAAAGCTCCTGATATGTGTGTAACTAGAGATGATATGTCTGCTATTGAACAATTAGAGTTTTGGAAAGTGTATGCAATGCATTGGTGTGAGCATAAGCCATCGGTAACTATATCTGTAGGCAAAGATGAGTGGCTTGACACTGGGGCTTGGATATATAAAAACTTTAATATAGCTTCGGGCTTGTCTTTCTTACCAAGAAGTGATATGGTTTACGAACAAGCTCCTTATCAAGATTGTGATGAAACACATTATAAAGAGTTTTTAACTAAGATGCCTGAGTTTATTGATTGGACAAAACTTGCAGAGTATGAACAAGAAGATAATACTATAGGCAATCAAACATTGGCTTGCACAGCAGACAGTTGTGAAGTAGTTGATATAGTTAGTTAGGAGATAATATGGCTACTGTTGACAGATTCTACGTACAAGGTCAGAGAGACTTTTATAGAACAAAGAAAACTAAGTCTATTATACATGAGTCCACTAATCCATTCAGCCCCTCTTCGTTTAGAGGGAAAGAATGGTTAAGAGGGTTTAACAAAAGTTACTTTAACAACAAGGAGAAAGTAAGTGAGAGAGCTAATAATAAGCGCCCTAAAGTCTAAGCTAATAGGACAGATGAATGGACATGCCGCTAATATAGAGGTTATGCTTAATAATCCCGTAGGTTTAGGCGACCATTCTAATTTGATTGATACTGTAGGTAAAGAACTGCAGGCTATGTCAGATATGAATGGACAATTAAATACTTTAGTTAGGTACTACGAGCCTCCTAAAGAGCAACAGCAACCTCAAGAAACCAAAAAGGATAAATAATGGAACCTTCTGTAGCAGACCGCAAGAAATTTGACTTAGACTTACAATATGGGAAAGTACGTGAACAACTTGTGGCAGATATGTTGCAGGATAAAAAGATTGAGGTTAAATCCGAACGAGACATATGGCAGAAAAGTGGTAACATTGCCATAGAGTATGAGTCTTATGGTAAACCATCAGGCATTAAAGCAACAGAATCCGACTACTGGTTTCATAACCTTTGTATTGGTGATGAAGTATATGCCAGTGTTGTGTTTAAAACTGATGTGCTCAAACGTATCATAGATTCACTAGATTATCTTCGCTCTGTAAGGGGTGGGGATAATCTAGCTTCAAAAATGTACTTATTAAATTTACAAAAACTATTTTCATCAGATGTTATAAAAGCATTCAGAGAAGGGAACAAAGATGTCAAAAATAGAAAAGCCACAAAGTCTAGTGTGGAAGAATGCACAAAGATACAAAGCTAGATTCTTTGAGTCTCGCTACCCTCTTTGTGGCACGTACCTAGTGTACGTAGTAGAAGGCAGGAAATGGGCAAGAGTGTCCCAAGGGGATTTAGTTAGCAAAGACAGCAGAAGTGCACTAACTAGATTTAAAATGAGTAGAAAGGACTGGGATAAACTCCCATCAAAAGAAAAGTATGACGATAGAGCCGTGGCAACTGTGGCTACTAATAGCAGTAACAATTAATACTATAATTAACTTAATAGTATTCTTTAAAGGAAGAAAAATAAAAGATGTCGATAAAAAAGATTGAACTTATAAACGATTTAGAACTAGAGCTTTCATTAACCTTAAATGGTATAGGTGCTGTTATAGCACCAGAGAATGAAGACCCTTCCTTTTGTGAATATGATTGGGATGAGGTTATTGATACTCTTATAGAGAGTCATACAATAGCTGTTCTTAGGAAGAATGATGTACGTATCAGTGGCAGTAGCAAAGACTTTTTAACACGAATTGCAAAACAGCTACGTTCACAAGCTCAAAGA